TCCTTATAAGATGGCTTATCACTGTCAATCAGAACAAATTCCTGATATCCGCATCCATCGCAAAAAAATAGTGCCTCTATACTACTAAATTTCATTTCAATATCGCACACCTCGCATATTCCATTAGGATCCTCCGACACAGATTGAATAGCCCTGGCATGTTCAGGATCGACCTTATGCAGATACTTTTCTAATAAAACATCTCGACCTTCAGCCTCCACTTTGCCCTTGCCCCTACCCTTCACCTCTCCTTCCACTGTTGGTTCTCCAAGCGCCGCGAGTACACTCCCCGGCTTGGCTTTCACCCTTCTCGAAATACCCGTTGTTCCGCCTTGGTTAATCTTCTCTTGAAGATCATAATACGTATATAATAACTGACCCGTGTTAAAAAAGTAGTCATATACCTCTGAGTCCGTTACAAGACCATCCTTCTTCTTAAGCAAATTCTGCAATTCTTCTTCTTTCTTGCTTCTTGTAATTATATCAGGACTGCTTTCTATATCATTCTCTAACTTCTTTATGGTATCTTCTAAATGGGAAAGATTCTTCTTCTCTTCCAACATTTCACCTATTTGGTGTTGATGGAGGTTATCAAGGGTTGTCCGACCTTCCAGAGGAAGTCGTTTATTTGGCCTTATATGAAACGCCATCTACCATTCTGAATTTTATTAGTTTAAGTCCAAATTTTTTTTCTAATAATGGGGTATAACAAATGACGGGCGGTGGTTTAATGCAATTGGTGGCTTATGGCGCACAGGATGTTTACCTGACTGGAAATCCCCAGATTACTTTTTTCAAGCTTGTTTACCGTCGTCACACTAACTTTGCCATGGAGGCTATCGAGAACCCCTGGAACGGCAACCCCCGTTTCGGTAACCAGGTGACTTGCACCATCCAGCGCAATGGTGACTTGATCTACCGCATGTACGTGCAGGCCACCCTGCCCGCCGTGACCCTGGCCTCTACTGACGGCTCTGGTGCCTCTTTCCGCTGGCTGAACTGGGTGGGCCACAACCTGATTGACTGGGTTGAGCTCCAGATCGGTGGACAGCGTATCGACAAGCACTACGGTGACTGGCTCCAGATCTGGAATGAGCTTACCCAGGAGCCTGGAAAGCAGGCTGGGTACGCCAAGATGGTGGGTAACGTGCCACAGCTGACCAACCTGATCATCCAGGGTGGTGAGCCTTGCGACAACAACTGCGCCGGCGGTGAGCCCAACATGTCCAGCGACCTGCTGTCCTGTGCCCCCGAGTACACCCTGTACATCCCTCTGCAGTTCTGGTTCTGCCGCAACCCTGGTCTGGCTCTGCCTCTGATCGCCCTCCAGTACCACGAGGTGCGCATCAACCTGCAGTTTAACGACATCCAGAACCTGATGTGGGACTATGCCCCCAACTCCAGCTCCAACAACGTGCACTGCATCCGCGACCGCGTGAACGCCGCCAACCTGGTGGCCTGCTCTCTGTACGTGGACTACATCTACCTGGACACGGACGAGCGCCGCAAGTTCGCCCAGGTGAGCCACGAGTACCTGATCGAGGTGCTGCAGTTCACTGGTGCCGAGTCCATCAACTCCTCCTCCAACAAGCTGAAGCTGAACTTCAACCACCCTTGCAAGGAGCTGGTATGGGTGGTGCAGCGCGATTCCTACGTGTCTTGCGACGACAACGTGATCAACCCCTGGAGGGGACAGCAGCCTTTCAACTACTCCGATTGGTGGGACAGGTCCGTGTCCGAGTCTGGCTACTCCCTGACTCGCGTGGAGGGCATGGCTGGCAAGAACCCCGTGGTGACTGCCCTCCTCCAGCTGAACGGCCACGATCGCTTCACCGTGCGCGAGGGCCGCTATTTCAACGAGGTGCAGCCCTACCAGCACCACACCAACGTGCCTGCCGTGGGTATCAACGTTTACTCCTTTGCCCTGTCCCCTGAGCAGCACCAGCCCTCTGGGACATGCAACTTGTCCCGTATTGATAACACCACCCTCCTGCTGACCGTGTCCAACAACGCCGTGGGCACTGCCACCAGCTCCCAGGTGCGTGTGTATGCCACTAACTATAACGTGCTTCGTGTCATGAGTGGCATGGGGGGTCTCGCATACTCAAATTAAGGAAGTGGAGACATTTTGTATTACTTTTGTATTACAATTCTTCTCCAAAAGAATCTGGAGACATCTCCGGTAAAACTGCATGAAAAGTGAAATAGATAATATTATATGTTCCTATTCAGAGAATGGAAACATGTAAGGCGATAATTCAAGCAGGAGAGAGGAAGGGCCAAAGGTGTCAATTTCCACCGAATGAAACATTATACTGTGGAAGGCATGTGAGAAATAAGAAATATGACGATGGTATTACAGAAGGAGTTAAATGGTGTCGATTCTTCTTTAGAGGGTGTGATACGCAAATAGTGAGTGGAACATCATGTCAATCATGTAAAGAAAAGTTATGTAAGAAGACATTGAAATGTCAACATGAAGGGTGTACATTTAAGGTAGAAGAGGGGGCCTTTTGTAAAAAACATGAAAGAGATAAATATAGAGTTGAAGAAAAAGAGAAGGGAATTACATTCTGTGATATTGATCGTGGGTGTTTTACGATAGTAATCGATACTAAATCGTGCCCAGAGTGTCTTGAAAAACACAGGGCAAAAGATAATGAAAGATATAAAAATAAGAAACAAATGTTTGTTGCAGCACAAACAGCAGGTACAACTGTAAGAACATGTCTAGGATGTACGAAAGAGTTTGAAGCTTTCCTTACAAGGTATGGAAAGGAATCATTTAATTGTAAAGAGTGTCAAGGGAAACAATTTAAACAGGATGAAAAAAGGGATAGGACACGAGACTATAATGAAGAACATTCAAGAAATATAGAGAATCATTATAAAACATATGTAAATAAGGCATTAGAAAGGGGGTACGGTGATTTTGAACTATGTTTTAATGATTTCTCTGAACTTGTTCAAAAACCGTGTCATTATTGTAAGGGAACAAGTAATATACAGGGTGTTGATAGGGTTAATAACGATATAGGCTATACAAAAGGGAATTGTGTTAGTGCATGTTGGACATGCAATAGAATGAAACATTTCTATCACCCAGAGTTCTTCATTATGAAATGTAAAATAATTGCGAAGACTCTTTTACCAGAAAACTTCTATAAAAAGTGGTCTACCTATTATGGGCGTTCATGTAATAATAATTTGAAGACGTATAAAAGAGTTGCAGAAGAAGAGCGTGGTCTACTATTTGAATTAAGTCAGAGCCAATGGGATATATTAACACGTTCTCCATGTCATTACTGTGGATACCAGGATGAACATGGAATTGGTATAGATCGTCTTGATAACACGATTCGTAAATATACATTGACGAATTGTGTTGCATGTTGTGGTTCATGTAATGATATGAAGAATGAACTTCCATTGGATGTTTTCATGGAGACGTGTCTTAAAATAGCGAACGTATGGCCAGAAGGATCCTTTAGTCATATACCAAATACAATTAATCCATTAAAGGCCGAAGAAAATCTTTCTAAACGCACACACTGGAAAGCAAACAGTGTATATTATTGTATTATTAGTAAGAGTGATACATTCATAGAATCAAATAAAGGGATTATTGCTCCAGATGAATATAATACACTCTGTCAGGAAATTCTACCAATGGATAAGACTCTTGCAATAAATACTTTGAAAACATTCTTGGTCAAACTTAAGAAGAGACGAAATAGACTTGCTTCATATAACCCCTTTGTGGCACTTGCTGATACCCCATAAAAATGAAAGGTTTAAGCTATTTACATAGGTCTACACATGAGTTTTTACGCTATAGCAAAAGGTAAGGAAGTTGGTATATTCCATACATGGGCAGAATGTAAAATGCATACAGATGGATTTAAGGGGGCAGTCTTCAAAAAGTTTCCTACTAAAGAAGAAGCAGAAAAGTTTATAGTAGACAATACAACCAAACCACAAGGAAATGCTTTTGATCTATTAATGAAACCAATCTCTGATCCTGATTATTATGTCTATACTGACGGAGCATGTAGTAACAATGGCAGTACAGATGCTGTATCTGGCATTGGTATTTATTTCGGTGAAAGCGATACACGAAATGTATCAGAGCGTATTGAAGGAAAGCAGACAAATAATACTGCAGAACTTGGTGCATTTCATCGTCTCTATTCTATTATAAAAGAAGACATCCTGTTAGGAAAATATATATGTATTGTATCAGATTCAGAATATGCAATTCGCTGCGTGACAACCTATGGGCAACGCTGTCATGCAGAGGGGTGGAGAAAAGATATGCCAAATAAGGAGTTAGTAAAAGATACATATAACCTATATAAGAATTCGAATGTTACCTTTCTACATATCAAGGCCCATACAGGGAAACAAGATATTCACTCTATAGGGAATGATAAAGCAGATGAATTAGCAAATAAGGCCGCTGGAGTAAAGACATATCTAACTGTACCATATGCTAAAAAGGATGAAGTAAAAGCTCTGGGTGCGAAATGGGATCCTATAAATAAGAAATGGTTTATAAGTGGTGATAAAAGTGCATTCGCGCCTTACATAGTATGACCATGGCCTGTTCCATTACATGCCTCGCAGGTTACATGTTTAGCCTTTATTTTTAAGTAATCTTGGAATGACTTCATAGCTCCTCTTACATTTATTTGACGTAAAACCCAGTTGCAATACGAAATATCGTGTTCCATAATATCGTTAAAGCTTTTACCAGCATGTTTACCGAAAGGTAGAGTTTGTGATCGTCTATCCCTTGAATATAATTCTTCCATCTGCATATGTGTATTAGGAGCTTTTAGGCTTAGCCTTACTCTTACGAGTCTTACGCGTCTTACGTCTACCCCCTTTAGGGATTACACACATTGCATTCGTTGCTTCGAGTAGCATATCTTCACCACCACCTTTCTGCTTTTTACGCAGAGTCTTTTGCTTCTGCTTCCTCGTCTTACGACCACCTTTTAGTCTGCTAAACTTCTCCTTGTATTCTTCATATAAGTCAGGTAAGATAGTGCGTATCTCTTCAGGGTGTAACCGAGCTTTACATGCAGGATACATGAAACAATATCCAAAATTCTCTCCACCAAAGTTTTTATTCGCATTTTCAATAAATCCCCTAAGATTATCAAGCGTCATTGCATGGTCTTTCTGACCTTCAGATTGATGATGAAATTGGTAGACAGGTCCATCTTCTAAATACACATTATTATGACCATTTTCAAGAAAGGTTGGTAGGGTCCCTGTAAATGGTTTTAACTCTTGCACTTGTTCATCTGCAACCGTATTCGAAACATTCGAATGAAAGGCATTAGTAGATATATTCCATTTCTTCCCCTCTTTTATATTCTTTAGCTTCCCCCTTGCTCTTACCAGAGGCGCATTCCACATCTCTTCACATAATTCAGTCATTGCCTTCTCCGCAGTGATCGTGCCAATTTCCCTTTGAAGTTCCATTGCATACTCGCGAAATCTCCTAAAACGCAGGATCTTCTCATCAGGTCCTCCACCACCATTTGTTTTACTACAATCTGCTTCAAATGGATTTCCAGAAGGATATGTATCGAAATTTACATCATCTATATACGTCAGAACATAATGTTCATGTGACACAAATGGACCATTCTGCGTTGATTTTGCGATACGATTACAAATCGTGCACCAAGTAATAAGCCCCCTGGCATCCTTATATAGATTATATAAGTCCTTATTATAATAACTATTGAATTTTGAACAATCATGTGTCATATACATACATCCATCTTCACGAATTGCATATTTCAAGCAAATGGGACAAAGGGAATGATTTGCTGCAACTGCATCGTCGAATATATTATCGAATTTTAACATATCTGATTTTGTAAATCCCTTCCATAGATTTCCTGCATTTCCTGCATTTGCCGAATTTGCCTGCTTAACTTTCTCCCTTAGACTGACTATATTATGATCAACCATATATGTATTATACGCTGTTAAATAAGGTTCTTCTAACTGATTATTATTAATACTGATACTTGACAATGATGTAGGCAAAGTAGGAATTTTCGTTAAAGGTGTACTCCCCATATCAAACTCTATAAGTCTTTCGTTAAGGACAGGTAGTTCAGTCAGAGGATTGTTGCTACATTTTAGGCGAAGCATAGATGGGGGTAACGTAGGCAAAGCGGTCAGATCATTCTGATCACAATATAGCTCTGCAAAATCGTAAGTAGGAAGTACAGGTAATGAAGTTAGTCGATTCTTGCTACAATATAAGAGGAAGAGGTTTTCAGGTAGGGTAGGTAATGATGTCAGTTCATTTTGTCGGACATCTAATTTTTTTATAGAGTTGGGTAGATCAGGTAGAAAAAGTAAATCATTATCTCTACATATTAAGCGTTCAAGCGTAGGAGGCAATTCAGGTAAGTCACCAAGGCTACAATCATTGCAAAATAAATGTTGAAGATTAGGTGGTAATTGCCCCAGATCATGTAAAGGGGAACCTGCCACACCTAAGGACAATAATGATTCGGGGAGTGGAGGAATAGAATTTAATTGACTACATTGATCAAGCTCTAACTTCTTTAAGGTAGATGGTAAAGCAGGTAGCTTGTGTAATACACCATCAAAACAATAAATTTCTTCTACCCCTTCAGGTATAGAGGGTGGTTCTTTGACTAACCTGTGTATAGTAAGCTTTTTAGTACCAGGAGGAATCTCGGTGGTTACTTTATATACTGTAAACGACATTCTACAATGACATTCGATTTATGTGTTTAACTTATTTACAAGTCCTACATACCCTACGACAAATCATACATGTCACAAAATCATTCGTATCTGACCATTTAAGCCAGCAATCCATACATACCTTATGTTTTCCTCCGCATTCAATTTGTATCATCTCTTTGGAATCCAAACAGATGGGACAGTCAGCTTTTTCATCGAGGAACGTTACTTTACCGATGGATGATGCACACATTACACAGAGTCCATCATTGCAATGAAGGACCCACTCTGGTCTTTTTTCCTTACAATGAGTATTTGCACATGGCATGAGTTTACATCCTTTGGAGCATGGGTCCCCATCTCCACCGAATGACAAACAAGAACCGTTCCCGTAACACTCCATACCGCATACAAACAGCCCATAGCTTTCATTTTTCCCCAGGACGCAATGTTCCACAAAGGTAATCAATCCAGTATTCACCAAAATTATATGTAGGGTATCGGTGGTGTAAGAGATGATGATTTCCAATTAAAAATACAAATCTTTCATCATGCCGCATCATCCCACGAACATTTAATAGCAATAATATTATAAATATATCATATATACTATACTCCCATACAAGAAAGGGAATAAACATTCCCATACCTTGAAAAGGACCTTCTAAGATGTGCCCAACATATGTATCATAATACTCTGGAACTATTTTTAAATGATGTTCTTTATGATACTTATAGAAGAGTTGTGTATGCAAAAGTACATGTGATATGTAGAACCATATATCATATGATATAACAGATACGATTATCTTCATTGTCTTATAATATAAATATTTAAGATTCATTCTGTCCGCGTGTGGATCTGTATACGGCGAATGGAATGATCATCAAATACTAAGGGAAGGGTTAAGTGATATGTATAAATACATAGTAATGGAGGAAGCACATGGAGCAGGAGTTTTATTCCACGATGAAACCCATTTTATAGCAGGATATCAACCTAAGATAGGCCTTATATGTGGTATAGGAGGAAAGAAAGAATCCGGTGATAAGAATGCAAAAGGAACGGCTTTACGAGAAATGTTAGAAGAGTTATTCGGATATAGCGATTCCCGAATTATAGATGCACTGGCCACCATACAAGAAGAGAAGGTGATTGATTATGGTTCTTATATAGTTTATGTCTATTCATTATATCATCTTTCCAGTATGTTACATATTATATCAACATTTCGTCTACAGTCAGAGTATTATGAACAGCAT